GATTTATGCACTTTATCCATTGCTTCCGCCGCTATTTCGAACCTATCGGTTCTTATGTTATGTGCTGCGTTTACTCCTTCACTTCTTGGTGTGAATATTTCTGGTGCCCCATCTTTAATTGGCTCTTTTTGAGTTGTTATGCGTTCAACTTTTGTTTCAATTGTTTCTCCTGTCATCAACTCTCTCTCGACGTCGAGTGAAGATTTTACTCTTTTCTTATATCTGTACATGTTTATTTATTTATAGGTTCGGAATCACTTTTGCCGACATTTTTCTCCTTGCTGTTATTTTCTTCCCGATGTGGACCCAGAAGTTTTGTGCGCTGAGGTCTGTTTGTGCGAAGATGTTATTGAATTTTGCAGGGTCTATGTATGTCGTTAGGTCTTCGATTCTTCCATCTTCTGCGATGTCATATTTTCTATTTAGTCCCATGTCCCTTTCTTTGTTTGCTTCTGCGAAGTTTCCGTATACTTTGTCTACGTCTGTCATATAGTTAATCCAAGCGGGTGTCTTTCCCGCACTTCTGAATTCATGTTCACCATCTGCGCTGAATGTTGTGTCCGTGTGCGACATTTGTTCCGTTATTAAGTCTTGGAACCCTATTGCATCCAGATGTGGTTTATGTAAGTCATCGAACGTCTTTAGGTTTACGCTCCAATCGTTTCCTTGTGAATATGAGATTTTCGGTGTTAGTGAAATTATTCCAATAATTTGTGATGGCTCATCTACGTTAATTTTTATGTAGCCTCCTTTGTTTTTTTGGTTTAACCTTCCTGTTCCTGCTAGTGTTCCTAGTGGGTTTGTATTTAACCCGTCTTGCGTTTCCGCTTGGCTAATTACCTCTTCGAATTGTAGCTCTTTTATTAGGCTTCCGTGATATACTGGTGAACTTTTTTGTTTGCTTCTGTCGTGTGCGTATACTGCGTCTAGCCAATCATCGTATGTTCCTCCGCTTACTGCTATTCTGTTGAGCATATTGTATACTTTACTAGCTAGGTTAAGTGTGTCGAGTGTGAATGAGTCCCCAGTTGTACTAATTGCCGTTACTGCGTTTACTCCATTTGTTCCGTCTATCCATTCTGTATCAATCCAGTTATTGAATAGGTCACTTTGATACGTTTTTACTGCTAGACCTTCCTGTGTATATTGGCATGACCTTGTTGTATTTGGTCCGCTTCCATTTGTTACGTGTGGTAGTGTATATGGTTGGAATTGATTTGAGATATTGAATGCTCCCGAGTCGAATGGGTGCTGTAATATCTTCTCCCTCATTTTGTCGATGTTGCTTAGTCTGAATGACTTTAGTTTAATCTCACTCGCTCCTCCGTAATTTACTGGTAGTGTCATTGATAGGTATGCTAGTGTGCAATTTAATCCTACCGTTCCTAGGAATCCGCTACATACTAGTTCGTTATCGGTTAACCATTGTGTTGTTGCAAATAGTTCTGTTAGTGTTACGGTGTCTCCGTTGTATTCTACGGTTATGTAGTTTGGGTCTGGTGAGTAAACCGTTGTTGCGTCCAGTACGAATTTAATTTGTGTCGATAGTTGTGGTTCCACTACCTGTACTCCTTCCTCGCCCGATGTTAGCATGTCTCCATCTAGTACATTGGCTGTGTACACTTTTGCTGATGCTAGTTTTAGTTCACTTTGTGCGGCCGTGTGTACTACATATGCGTTTGTTTCTTGTTTGTTTGAGTAGTATTGTTTGAATATTTCCCAGTACCCTAGGTATGGGATTGCGTTGAATGCTCTTATGCATACCTCTTCTGTTTCTTCGTTTAAGCTTCCTATGCCGCTTACTCCGAGGTATTTATATATGCATGATGCATTTATTTGTTCGTTGTCTGCGTTTGTTAGTTCACTTTCTGCGTGATTTTGTGCATACACGTTTAGTGTTGGTAAGTACGCTGTTGACATGTCATTTCCTACCCCAAGCCTGTTCATTTGTAGTCCTGCGTTATATAATCTGTAAGGCACTTCGAACACGTCTAGTTGTACTTTATAGCTTCCGAACAACGGTCCTATGGTCGGTAGTGTTACGACTTCTGCTGTTAAGTCTATGTCGAAGCTGTCTCCGGGTAGAGCCACCAAGTTCATGAATGGTACTAGTGTTCCCGCTGCCATTGAGCTTCGCCATTTAGAACTTAGGTCGTGGGTTGACCTTTCGAAGTTCTTTTTACTTATTTCCTGTTTGCTGCCGCTTCCGAGGCGGTCTCCTCCTATTGTTGTTTTCATCTTGCTTTGTTTAATTCTGTTAGTATTTCCATCACTTGCACGATTCTATTCCATGTGATTTTTTTCAATTCTTGTGATACCTCTTTTTTTGTGTCGTATTCTTCCGTTATTCGGTAACTTCCCATTGTTCCGAAACTTTTACCTCTTGTTGTTATTATTACAAACGGTGTATCTTTTATATCCGTTCTTTCTATTAGTTGTTCTTTTTTCTCTGCTATTGCTTCCATATTGTTATTTGTTTTGTTTTGCATTTTATTGTTTTGTGTATTTCTCCTGTTGTCGTGTTGACGTATTCTGTTTCTGTCCATTTCAACTTTTCATTGTACCACCTTCTCCGTCTTATTTCACAATGTCTGCATGTGTCTTGTTTTATGTGGTAAGGTGCTTCTGGTTCCAGCTTGTCCCACCTATGCTGCCCTTTATTCCTTAATTCTCTATTTATCTCCCCCGTAATCATCAGAATGTTGGGTTTTGTGTTGTTCTATTACACCTGCCTTTGTTACCTTCTTTTGCTCCCTACCTGAACAAGCCTTGGCGCGTTAGATACGAACTTGTTCGTGTACGTCTCAGAGCCTTTTGGCTCATTGGTCTTTTTTGTTTTGGTAGTCTTTCCATTCTTTAATTATCATAATGATTCTCATTATTATTTGAATTATTGTTTTGATGTCGTTTTCATTTTCTTCGTTTTGGCGTATGAAATATGCCTTTGAATATTACTATTCCTGCTAGTATCCATTGCAGTATCTCGTTTGCGTTGTCTAGTATTATATCTATCATGTCTGTTTGTTTATTAGTTTATTCTAGTATGTCTAGTATTGTTGATATTGTGGCTATTACTATTATTACTACTATTATTGTTGATGACATTACCCCTGTATAGTAGAACCAGTCCGCCAGTCTTTCTACGCTTTCCATCTTTTTTTGTATTTGAGGAGTCTTTTTTGATTTTCGTATGTTCTTTTCGTCCAATTTATTTCCCCGTCTCCATATCCCATTCTTTTGTTTTTTGCTTGTGCTTCTTTTAAGCTGCTGTAATATGTCTCTTCTCCGTTGCTTATGTCGATCTCTTTGCCGAATATATACCTTTTTTTATTATCTAGTTTCTCTGTCCATAGTTGGTCTCTCTCTTCTTCTGTGAATAGCTTGTTTTTATAGTATATCGGTAGTCCGTATTTTACTCCGTACTGGTCCCTATAGTATTCTATGGTCTCTCCTTTCTTGAATTTGTGTTTTTTCGCTGTTATGCTGTTTGTGTATTCTTTTCCTATTCCTGCGCTAGTGAAGATTTTACTTTCGTATATTTTATGCTTTTCGTCTTGTTTATGCAAGTATTTGACTATGTATCCTGATGTCTCTTCGTTTACATATTTTCCTATGTGTATTCTTCCATATTTCCATCTTTCTAGTATTTCGTTTTCGTTTTCATCTGTCCATATTATCCCATGAATATGTATTCTTTCTGTTCTGTTTCCTCCTATTTCTGTAATTAACCAATGTCTTACACTTTTTCCATGTTTCTTTCTCCATCTTTCTAGGAATCTTCGTATTGCTATTGATGCTATTTCATTGTCTAGGTTGTATCCGTTTAGTCCGTTCTCGTCTATTATTCTTTCGAATCTTTTTTCGTTGTCTTTTATTGCTCTGTGTAGTTCTTTTATTGAATTATCGCTTAGTGTTAGCGTTACGAATTTGCCGTTTTTGTTCTCTTTTATTTCTTCGTTTATTCTTACCCTCCATGCTGTTGCTTTTTGTTTTTTACATTCAAAGCATTGTTGGCACCCTATCGGTACATATAGTTTTCTTTCATCTGTTACGGGGGGAATGTTCCCCCCGTTTTTTTTGTTTGCTCTGTATTTAGGGTTTTTGACTATTCTTGGATATAGGCACATATCATATGTCTATTTTGTTAGTTTGCTCAGGAACCCTCCTAGTGCTCCGCTTATGTCCCCTGCTATTTTTGCCCCTATCATTGTTCCTACTACTAATTGAGCCTTTAATCTGTCATCTGGATTGTTCATATTTAGTCCGAATATTCCGCTAATTATGTTGCCTACATATTGTCCTTGAAGGAATCCTTCTTCACCCCTATCCTTTTCTAGTTCTTTAATCGCGCCTTCCATTTGTGTTTTGAAATCTTGTGATTTTAGTAGTGCCGTTTGTGCTTCTTTTACGTTGATGTCTTTTTGCGCCACGAGCTCTTGTGTCTTTTTCAATGCCGTATCTGCATCTGCGTTTTGTATCTCTGCGTTGAGTTTATTGATTTTCGCCTCTCCTTGTGTGCCTTCTCCTCCTCTTATGTCATCTGCTTCCGCAATGTTTTTAGTTTCTTGTGATTTGTTTAGTGCTATCTGGCTCCGTTCTAGCATTCCTATGCCTTGGCTTCCTCCTATGTTAGACATTCCTACATTTCCGCCTCCTGCTCCTCCGCCGCTTCCGCTTTGCGTGGTTCCTCCTGCTCCTCCGCCGCTTCCATACATTAACCCTTGATTTAATCCTGCTTCTTTCATCATCTCTACTTGTGCGGGGTAGTTCGTTTTCTTCCACATTTCATAGCTTAGGTCATGTCCTTGTCTATTTAGGGCCATTTGATTCTCTTGTTGGTGTCCCATTAGCCTTCGTTGGTATCTGAAGTTTCTTCTTTCTTGGCCTCTTCGGTTTATTCCATCCATTATTTGCCCGCCTATATTACTGGCTGCTGATAGCATTGTCATTCCGTTGTTAGTGTCTCCCATGTTTTCGTGCTTTTCTTAAAAGCTTTATTCTCTTGTTATATATTGATTACGTGCGTACCGTTGTCGTAAAAAGTGGGGGGTTGTTAGCCCCCCTTTTTTTTATTCTGTGCCTCGTAATGGCTCGTTCTCTGACGATTTTTCCTCTTTATTTTTGTTGTCAAGTTTGACTACTGGGGTTGCCTTTGCATCCCTTTGAGCCCTCTTAGATTTATGCACTTTATCCATTGCTTCCGCCGCTATTTCGAACCTATCGGTTCTTATGTTATGTGCTGCGTTTACTCCTTCACTTCTTGGTGTGAATATTTCTGGTGCCCCATCTTTAATTG